TTGAGACTCCGATGCAGGGTGCTTACTACTCGACGCAGATAAAATACCTGCGGAAGAACAACCGCATCACGAATGTGCCTTGGGAGTCGAAGCTAGGGGTGGTGACTTCGTGGGATTTGGGTATGGATGATGCGACGACTATCTGGTTTTTCCAGATTCATCAGAATGAGATACGAGTGATCGACTACTACGAGAACAGTGGAGAGGGGTTGGCGCACTATGTGAAGATGTTGAAGGACAAGCCATACCATTACGACAAGCATTATTTTCCGTGGGACGTGAGCGTGCGTGATTTATCGACAGGTAAGACGCGAATACAGACGCTGCGAGAGATGGGTTTGAGTCACATTACGCCAGTGCAGAAGCTAGGTGTGATGGAAGGGATTGAGGCGACCCGTAACATCTTGCCGAGGATGTGGTTTGATGAGACTGCGTGTGAGCGAGGCATGAGTGCGTTGGCTAGTTACCAGAAGGAATGGGACGAGGAGCGGAAAGTGTTCAAGACCAGTCCTTTACATAACTGGGCTTCGCATGGAGCGGACGCTATGAGGACCTTTGGCGTGGGTCACAGGAAGAGTTTCGGGACACATAAGCAGCATAAGACAAGGCAGATGGAAACGGAGTATGATATATTGTCTGCTTGACATTAGAGCAATCCGTGGTTTATTTGAGAATATGTTTAACTACGCAGGTATTATAGGAGCGGCGGCCAGTATGTTCCCCAAAAAGAGCAATACAGCGAATCCGAATGGGTCAACTAAGCGGAAGAAGAATCCGACGACTGATCCTTCGATCACTGATAAGACCTCTACGACCTCTGCGCCTCCCAGCCCACTAGGTGGGTTTGATATGAATCAATTTAACACGAAGCAACGGACAATGCTGGCAGGCTTATCTGCTATGCTGGCCGCCCTCTTCGGTAGGCGCTAATGTCGAGAAGTTTTTTAGACACAGAAAAGTTTCAGGGTAACCTCATCACCGCACGAGGTTTGGCTTACTCTCAGGGGCGGACACTTAATGAAGACGCCTACCGAGCCTACGTGGAACAGCATTCTGCGCCTCATGCAGGTATTAACTTCCGCACATTTAATGATAATTCTTTAGAGCCGGGCGTCTTTGAGCAGTTTCTTACCGACCCAGCGCCTCCGCCACCTCCGCCACCAGACCCGATTGCAACGGCTCTTGATCAGTTGGCCAATATTTTCAAACCGGCACCTCCTCCTCCCAGTCCTCCTGCTCCTGTCAGACAGTCTGTAGGGTCGGCGACTACATCGGTAGAGCGGAGACGAGTGGACTTTGGTGGTTTTGCAGCAGCGGTGAGTGCGCCGAGTGGCTCAGATTTTAGTAAACGCAGACCCACCTTAGGTGCAGGAATATGAGACAGCCAGACAAAGACTTTGTAAGAGATTTAATTGACCGTTACGCCAGAGCTAAGCAAGGGCGTAGCAACTGGGAGACCCAGTTTGAGGACATCAACAAGTATGTTCGTCCGACTAGCCGTGATTTTCATGGTGGCCATGTGACTGGTCGTAGGAATACAGCCCAAATTTATGACGGCACCGCTATGTGGGCAAGCACCCAATTGGCGAGTGGGCTCAAGAGTTTCTTAACTCCTGACAGTGATCTGTGGGTATCTATCGGAGTTCGGGGAACACCGAATCATAAGCTAGACCGAGCAGGGCGTGTATGGGTGGATGAGACAAATGAGATCATGCACTACTATCTTTCTCGCATGGAATCGAATTTCAGCGGTGCTTCACATGAGACTTTTCTTGATTTGGTGTCCTACGGAACGGCGGCGCCTTACACTTATTGGCACGAGGAGCATGATGGCCCTGCGTATAAGGTATTTCCGCTCAGTATGGTCTACCTAGAGCAGAACAATCACGACGATGTGGATGTTGTATTCCGAGACTTTGAGTGGACGATCCGTCAGATCAAGCAGGAGTTTGGTGTTGATCAGTTGAACGAGCGTATGTTGAAGATGAAGGACAACGAAACTGTTGTCGTGACTCACGCTACGTTCCCGAACACGGACGCAGAACCTGTTCGGAAGAAGAATTTAAGAAAGAAATACCACAGTATCTACTTTAGCGAGAACCACAGGTGGGTATTTAAGATGGGTGGGAATGACTTGCTCCCTTACCATGTGTCTCGTTGGTCTAAGATTTCTGGTGATACTTACGGTATCAGTCCCGGCTTGATTGCGTTGCCTGATATTTTGGCATTGCAGACGATGCAGAAGGAGTTATTGATCGGGGCGCAGTTGAGTAATCGCCCACCGACAGTGTTTGATGACGACAGCTTTATGTTGCCGATTGCTTATAAGCCCGGAGCGATGATTTTCAGAACTCCCGGAACGGCAGATCCAAAGCAATTGACAGGGGGTAACGATTTTAACATCACATTGGAGATGCTTCAGCAGAAGCAGGAGAAGATAGCCAAGGATTTCTTCATTGATTGGTTGCTTCGTCCTAAGAAGAAGGAGCGTCAATCAGTGTTTGAGGTACAAGACGACAGAGAAGAGATGTTCCGTCAGATGGGAGCGATCCTTGGTCGTATTGAGCGTGAGCTTTTGGGCCCGCAGGTCAGGTATACATACAAATTACTAGAGGAACATGATAAATTACCTGTACCTCCGGCCTCAATTTCTGGAAAAGGCTTAACTATCGAGTACGTCAGTCCGGCGGCGAGTGCCCAGATGGGCACTAAGGGGAATTTAATGCTTCGCTTTGTGCAAGACATTACGCCTCTTATACAGATAGACCCAAGCATAGGTCAGGGTATGAAGTGGCAAGAGATGGTTCAGAAGTTAGCGGCTTACCGTGGAGTTCCGCCAGAATTTATGTTGAGCCCTGAGGAGATGCAGGGGATGAAAGAACAGCAAGCACAGCAAGCACAAGTGGAACAGCAGGCTCAGATGGGTGCTGCGATGCAGCCAGCAGCAAGTGCGATGAAGGACATTGCAGCAGCTAAGGCTTCTGGATTGAACGTCCTTCAGTAATTTATGGCAAAAAAATCATCAATGACGGTGTCTCAGGCGTACAAGAAAGTGTTCAGCCTAGAGACCGAAGAATCGCAGATTGTATTACGGCACCTAATGAGTTTGTTGGGTGTTACGAGGTATTTAGGAGGGGCCACTATAGAGGAGCTTAGTCGAGCAGACGAGCGCCGAAGGGTGGGATTTTCCATAATGAAACATATCGGCTTGAAGCAGGAGGATATTCCTGAGCAAGTACTAACCGAACTAGAAGAAAGAAACTATGAGTGAAGGTCAAGCAACTGAGGTGGCAGGGAGCGCGCAAGCGTCTGCACCACTAGGGGGACTTGGTAGCCAAGCTGGCATAACTGAGAACAAACCTACGGAACAACAAAAACCTATCGATTGGCGTACATCGATATCTAAAGAAGATATCAGAAACAGTCCAACGATAAGAGATCTGCAAGCAGGGACAATACAAGAGGCTATCGACAAACTAGCTGGTATGACCGTGAATGCGCAGAAGATGATTGGTGTCGAAAAGATTCCAAAGCTGAAAGCGGACGCTTCTCCTGAGGAGAAGATGAATTACATGAGAGAGCATTTCGGTGTTCCCGGAGAGAAAGAAGCGTATGACTTCGGACTTGGCGAGGACGCACCTGATGAAGCTAGGGAAGTGGCAACTCTATTCCAAGACATGGCTTTTGAGAATGGGTTGAACACAGAGCAAGCGAAAGCTGTTTATGACAAACTTGGTGAATTCTTTGAAACAAAGGCGACTGCTGCACAAGAAGCACAGAAGGCTCAGATCACAGAAGGGCTTACTAAGTTGCAGGAGCTGCTAGGTGAGCGATTCGAGTCTCATTTGAAGCAAGCTAATGCTGCTGCGGAGAGACTAGGAGGAGAGGAGTTAGCTGCTTTCTTGAATGAAAACCCTGCGGTGTCTAACAATCCAGCAGTTATCAATGCGTTTCAAAAAGCGGCAGCGATGATGATGGAAGACGCACCGGCCGGATTAAATTCCAGTTATGCTACAGGTAAGGGAGGAGAGGCTTCTGTTCAGCAGTTCGAGAATTCCCCAGAGTGGCGTACAGCGTTAAATAAGATGCTTACAGGGCAGGCAACACCTCAAGAGCGTAATGAGTATAACCGACTCCTAGAACAGCGGAATTTGCTATACGAGAACGCCTTCAGATAAAAAATACTTTACAAAAGTAAAAAGATCGCTACTTTTCTATTTGAGGGTAGCGATTTTTTATTGTCCTCTGACCCAACAAAGTTGGTCATCGCCTATGAATAAGGCACGAGGTCCTGTATCACAGGGGAGCTTCACCAAACTAAAAGTTAACCACAATATTAAATACAATGAGTTATTTTATTTCAAGTGGCGGTGGAACAGGCTCCTCCGCAATAGATACAGTAAAGGTAAACCAGTTTAGAGCTGGATTTACAGAAGCATTCCAGCAAACAGATGTTCGCTTAGTTGACTCCTTTATGATGGAGACACAAGACAGCGAGTATGCCTACTGGGATAGAATCGGCCTAGCCGAAGAAATGACCGAGGATACCACTCGTTATGGTGATAATCCACAGTCTGAAATATCATTCGATAGACGTAGAACTCAAACTCGTAACTACGAGCTAGGTAAATACATCGAACCGAAAGATCTAACACGAGTATTGACCGATCCAACGGCACCAATTATTTCGCAAATGCGTTATTCTGGGCACCGTAAGATGGACGATATCGTACGTGATAACATTTTTGGAACAGCTTACGCAGGTAAAGCAGGTGCTACTCCGATTACTTTCGTAACCTCTACATCTGGTAAGATCACAGTAGGAGAGCTTTCTAAAGGAGCAAGTAACCCAATTACAACAGCAGGTAACTACACACTAACAGCAGGTGATGTTGAGGGTATTGACGTTGCCGTGGATTATAATCCCGGGGGTGTTGCAACAAACTCTGGTATTACACTAGATAAGCTGAAAGCAATCCGTTACACAATGATGAGACTAGAAGCAATCAGCCAAGAAGAAATTCTTGATGTTTGGTTGGGAGCGTCTCAGTTCGAGCAATTACTAGGAATCGACGAAGTAATCAATAGTGATTATGCGATCCGTAAGAGCTTGGCTGAAGGTAACATCACTACATTCATGGGATTCCGTTTCCGTCACTACGAGAGACTTCTCGGGTCAGGAACAGCGGGAGATCCTCGTCAATGTATCATTGCTAAAAAGCAAGGACTTGTGTTCTCACAAGCGAAGACTCTTAGCCTAGACATCTGGAAGGATTCTGGTAAGAAGAACATTCCTTACATCTACTTCGCACTACAAGCCGATGCGGTTCGTATGCAGGGTGAATGTGTAGCGAGACTTAACTGCTTAGATTAATAGGGGGAAATAAGACATGGCTTACAATCATAAATCAACACAAGTTACTACCGTCGATAGTTCCGACAACACTTACCTTTCCGAAGCAGATTTGCGAGGAAGAGTTCGTGCGGTAGCTTTCGAGTTCACAGCAGCGACTACGGTCGCTGTTGGTCAAACTATCGAACTGGCTAGAATTAAAGCAACCAGAGCGATCGGAACTCCTCATGTTTCTCCTAACGGAGCGACAGTAGGTGCCGTAACTCTTGAGATTGGACTAGGAACACCAGACGGAGCCGTGACCGATGCAGACGCATTTGGTGACGTAACCACTATGGCTGTTGCTGGTGTCCAGACACTCTCCATGAACGATGGAACGAACGATGTAGCTTACCTAGATCTAGGAGCAAGCGAAGTCGCTATCGTTGCAACCGTTGGTGGGGCAGCCCTAGCCGTAGGCGAAGGCTTCCGTGGTGTAATCACCGTTGTTCAATAACCTTAAAGGGGCGGGGTAAACCCCGCCCCATTCTTTTTATGCCCGGAACTAAGATAGACATATGCAATGATGCCTTGAACCGAATCGGTGATAGGTTAATTTCGTCTCTGGATGACGGGACACCAACAGCGGACTTATTGAAGAACCGCTATGATATCTCACGAAGGAAGGTATTACGATCCCACCCTTGGAAGAGATTAAGAAAGAGGGCGGTATTAGCTGCTCTTACAGACGCCCCAGCTTTTCAGTGGGCAAAGAAATTTCCATTACCCTCCGATTGTTTACGCCTTTGGTTAGTTACAGATAGTAACGGAGACCCGATTAACGATTGGGAGCTTGAAGGCACGGATATACTGGCAGACGAGCCAGTTCTTTATATTAAGTATATCAAAGACGAGACTAGCGTAGATTTGCTAGATGACTCGTTGAATGAGGTAATTTCGTTACAGCTAGCTAAGGAGTTAGCATTTTCTCGTTCTGGGGACAATTCCCTGTATGATCGTATTGAGAACGAATACCGTATTAAATTTGCAGAAGCGAGAAGTATAGATTCTAAGGAAGACTATCAGAAGACAATTAACGCCACAGAGTGGACTAACGCTCACGAGACAGGCTACATACCGACAAAATACCCAAATCTTAGATAATGCCAGAAGTAGATCCCATCCAGACAAATTTCACTTCTGGGGAGATTTCACCACTTGGCTACGGTCGGGTAGATATCCCTCAGTATAAGAATGGAGCGAAAGAGCTCACCAACTTTATTGTAGACCCGAAAGGACCAGCGGAGTTCAGAGGTGGGTTTAACTATATTCGGAATTCGGCAGCGTCAAGTATTAGCAGTCCTTCCCGACTCTTTGATTTCGTTCCGACCAGTGATGCAGCATACATAATTGAAGTAGGGAATAACTTTTGTAATGTCTATGATAGAGCAGGGACACTCAAGCTCAATCAGACAATTAATGTTTGGAGTGGTGCCGACATATGGGACATAACCGTAGAGACGTCTAGCAATGAGATGTTCTTCTATCATCCGAGATACAAGCCAAGGAAGCTTGTGCGCACGAACGACACGACATGGGCATGGTCAATACGAGAGTTTGAGAATGGCCCTTATGTAACAACCGACCGAAACAGCATCCAGTTATCGGTAGATACTTTTGTATATCGAGTCCAGATTGATTCAGCAACCGCAGGTGATTTCACAGCAGCCAATGTTGGCGACTATGTGGAGTGGCAAGTGGGCGGTGATTGGTATGTAGGCTCGATTATAACAAAAGACCCGGGCAACACACAAGTGATTGTTGAGCCTGTTAGCTATATTATACGAGACGCCGTTTTTGACTTAGCTCCTCAAAGAAATGCCCCGTCGGCAGGGAAGTTAGGATCAAGAATAGCAGGGTTTAGCTCCCTGTTTGAAAAGGCGTATTACAGAATGACAGACGCAGCGGATGGAAAGAAAAGCTGGGTCAAAGGTAATTTTTATGAAGGTACGACGGGTTCCACCACATTATACGACACTCTGGCACTGGCTGATCTTGGTTCCTCTCAGTATTATATCTCACATGATACTGGGGTTGCTAATAATTATAAGCCTCTTTACAGTTTGGATAGCCCTATTGGCGCTACTACGTTGGCTGGGCCGCTCACTGTTACTGATTTCGTAAACACTGCGGAGCTGACATCCAGTGCAGCATTGTTTGATGCAGGGACAGCAATCAGTCGTGATGTTGGGCGGTGGGTGCTTTTGGTGTTGGGGTCACAGACATTGAATGTCAAAATAATCTATGATGCAGCGAACACATCAACCTTTGTTAAGGTAGAGCCTTCGAGCGCTCCTCCGAGAGAGCCGGGCAGTGAGAACATAGCGAACAGCGGAAATACCGAGATTTGGTTCTTAGGCGCCTTTTTCGGAGATGATGGGTCAGCGTCAGCCAGTTATCCATTTAACGGAGAGGGGTATCAGCAACGTCAGTTATTGACAGGGTCTCCTGAGTTCCCAGATTATATCTTTGCTAGTATCACAGGGGAGGTAGATGACTTCGCACCACTCAGCCCAGACGCTGAGGTGCTTGCTACTTCTGGTATTTCTTATAAAGTAAAGGCAGACCGCACACCGATTGTGAGAACGATCACCGCGAAGGACGACTTACTGATAGGGACAGAGACAGGGTTACAGCGAGGACGCTCCCCTTCTGATGGAGACCCGATCACCCCGACTAATTTACGGGTAACCCCAGAGGAATCAAAAGGGACAATTATTCCCCCAATACTTATTGGAACGGATCTTTTATATATTCAACGCTCAGGGAAGCGAGTGAATCAAGTAGGGTTCAATATTCGAGTTAACGGATATGAGGCTCAGGATACTACTGTTCTAGCGGATCACTTATTCGAGATCGATGGGAAAGAAGCGGTAGATTTTGCATATAAGCAAGAGCCTGTTTCTACTCTATGGGTAGCTAGACAGGACGGGCGCCTAGCTTGTTTGACATACGAGAAGCAACAAGAAGTCTACGCATGGACACAGCACGCTCTAGGAGGTAAGACCTTAGAAGCTGGCGACACCTTAACTAATGGTGCGTGGTATAGAATCCGAGCGAACACGACAGACTTTACATTATATGGAGCACCGACTAACGATGCTTACACTGTATTTCAAAGCACAGGGATTCCTACTTTAGCGTCAGATGACTGGTTGGAAGAAGTAGGGTATGTAGAATCCGTGATTTCACTCCCATCAATAGATAAGAAAGAAGACTGGCTATATGTACTTGTTCAGAGAGGGGACCAGAAGACGATTGAAAGGTTGTCTTCTCCGTTTAAGCCGTCGCACCCTCAGGATAAGGAATCTATGGTATATCTTGATTCT